GTACCGCTTGCAGCGGCCACTCATGATATGCGTGCTTATCAGTTATTGAATTCCAATTTGCGCGCTGATTCTGCTTCGGTTGAATGTAAGGTTACGTTGGAGTTGTTGATGTTGAGGTCTAACCCGATGTTTCGGGCTGATTTTGATTCTACCTTCTCTTGTTTCCCTTGGTTTAGTGAAAATGACCCTAACAGATCCACTGCGACTGATTGGGTTCCTCTAACTGGTTTTTGCGATCCTGAGCAGGCTTTGCCTGCTGAGGCTCGTGATACGACCTTTAGTGATCACCGCGCCACTAGAAGCTTCATCTTCTCACAAACTTTGCGTCACTCAGTGTTAAATTCTCTGCTAGCCAAGTCCCCTGATTTGACGGTCTTGAACACCGTTTTATCCGCTTTGTTCCAAAATGCCGCCGTCAATTTGGATCCAACAGCTTTGGAAATCTTGGGAACAAAATTAGTAGTGGCCATTGAGTACGCTCACACACGTGCCAGAAATGGCCTAGAATCAACGTTTCCTAGCTTGGGGGTTTTGCTTGACGGCAAGCGTTCCTGACCCCCCGAGTTTGAACCAATTTATCATAGCCCAGCCACGAGCAGTGTTGCCATTAAGCCCGCTATTTTAACCACAGATCAACCCATCAAGATAGATAAACGCATGAAGTATTCAGATCTCTACGCCAAGACAACAGTTCATGGTCAGAGTTTTAATATTTATTGCGGTCCGTCTGGTGAAAGACTGGGTAGCGGAGCTTTTGCTGGCCCTTGTCCTTTGACAAGCCTGCTTACATTGCCCCACAGGCAAATTACGACTACATGTAATGATTATTCCCTTTTGGGGGAGTATGAGCGCACTTGTGCCATTTTGTGCGATTATTTGGAAGTTGGCATGGCCACGATGATAAGTAACGATGATTTTAGAGAAAATGACAAGGGGTTGTTTTGTGAAGATTTGTCTTCCAAGACTTCGGCTTTCCTTGACGAGACTTGGCTGATGCACGAAGATGCACAAGAAGGTCGTGCTTTTAAGAAGTACCATCTTAATTCGCATTTAGCCAAGTATGAGGAATTGACGAAGGAGCTTCGCTGGGATGAAATTCAAGGAGATTTCGAGAGCATGAAGAAGGAGAGAGGCATCACTGTTATGAAACGTGAGGCTTATATCCATTTACATCGAATGAACCGCATTCAGCAATTGCTTTACAACAACCCTTTATTGAAGAGGTGGATGATTAAAGGCGATTCGCCGGAACAGATGTTCGAGAAAATGAGTGATATTATTATGTGGAATTTTCGTAGTCAAGATATTTCAGGGTTTGAGAAAGGCATTTTGCATTGCCTTCGCTCGCCACTGGAAAACAGACTTATAGCTTATGCTTTTAGGCTTTTGGGCCTTCATGCAGAAGCCGATTATTTCCTTGAGTTCGTTGGCGACAAAGCCAAAGGAGCCAAAGGAGGCCGCAAGGTCTCGCATAATTTCTTTACCGTTTACTTGTTTATCAGATGTTCCGGCGATTTTTGGACATCTTTGGGAAATGGTTTGGTCAATATAGCTATCATATTGACTGGCCATAGGCTCCGGTATCAGACAAACTACCGCGACGTCGCCCATTGGTGGACAGAGGCTTGCCTTTTGAGTTTTCTCACGGAAGGAGATGATGGGAATTTGAAACAAGAAGATTTTTATGATGTTGCTACCAAATTGGGTATGGCTTATAGCATAGCCAATAATTCGGATGGGCCCGGCAAGGCCGATTTTCTGAAAGTCGTTCATTTGTTTGAACGAGACCCCTTTGGCCAACCTTTTAAGATGATTAACAGCCTGCGCGTTTTGCGCGGGCTTGGTTTCGTTTCCACTAGATCCTCTAAGCGATCTAAAGTTTTATGGCTTTGGCGCGCTAAAGCTATGTCTGTTCAATGTTTGGCTCCTGGCCACCCTGTTATATGGGCGCTGGTACAACGGATTGGTCAATTGACTTCCGGTATCAGTGCTTACAAAGGGTGGGAGCAAGATTTTGAGGCTAAGTGGCAGTCGTTGCCGCTTACAGCTAGCGTAGTTTCCAAGAGATTTCCTAATGTACCCCCTACTTTAGCCATGAGGGCCGCTGTACACAACAGCGAGTGCCCAGAGTGTCCCCCTATAGACATTGAAGAGCAACTGCTGCTCGAAGACCAATTTTTAAGTTGGAACTTTGGACAGCAGATTACTTTGACGCCGTCGCTAATGCGATTTGGCGACATTGAATGTATGCTCGGATCTTCTAGGGACAATGTTCAACAGGACATGTACAATCTAGATTGCCATCCTTCCGTGCGATTTTTGCTCGAAGGGTTAGTTTTCGGTTTTGCGCCTTCTGGAGTGAGGCGCGGCAAGTTGCAGTTCCCTCGTGGGCCTGTCGCCGTACAAATTTGAACACTCTAAATAATGATGGTACCGGTGCTGTTTGTCAAGAAACAGCTGAGAACATACGGCCAACACCTGCGTAGATTAATATCTGAACAGGGATCCATCTATGCAAAGTCCGCAAAGCGCTGCGGTGAATTAGCCAAGTTTAACTGGAGTGGTTGCTTACTCAACCTTCACAATGCGTCT